TTGGAGCGTCGGGTTCGATCCCTTCGAGCCGTCCAAAGTTGGCGAGCCAGGGAAATATCACGGCGCCGCAAGGCGTGGTGGTGATACCTATGGCTTCGCCGTAACATACTTTGGCGAAGAAGTAATGACAAAGTTCGACGACGAGAAATCCGAGTCGGGCAAAGTCAAAACTGATGCCGCCGCGTCGAGATTCGACGAGGCAGAGCAGTTGTGTGCCGCAACCAACAGGCGTTTCCACAAATACCTTTTGGGCCACCGTCCTGCAAATGAGCAGGTCACACGCGTACTGTTACGCGCACGTGAAAAGATCGGTCGCCTTTTGGAAGAAGTGGATTGGGAGCGGGTCAGAAAGGGGTGCACTTTCACGCAAGGCAGTAGTGTTTCACTGAGGCGTGGCCGTAGCTCACCGATACACAAATACTCGGCGAAAGTCGAGAGTACAAACTCCGCTTTGAGTACCGTGTCTCCGATATTCTCGGAGATCCCTGCGTTAATGGGAGGCATTGCCGACGGCTCCGGGATTAATATCATCCCGGGGAACAAACTCACCTGTGTCCCGAAGAACTACAAGACTCACCGGATGATCGCTGGCGAACCCTCTGGGCAGATGTACGCTCAGAAAGGAATGCACGCAGAAATCCGCCGGTTACTCCGGAAGGTGGGTGTTAACTTGGATGACCAGACTCCGAATCAAGATTGGGCCCTCCTTGGGTCCAGATCGGGGTTGGTCGCTACAGTTGACATGTCGATGGCGTCTGACACGGTCGCGTATAACGTGGTCGAGTGGATGTTGTCCCTTGTGCCTCAGGTGTTCGATTACCTTGACAGGTGTCGCAGCACTCAGGGGAAGTTCGCTGATCGTACAGTAATGTATGAGAAGTTCAGCTCTATGGGGAACGCAAACACGTTCGAGCTTGAGACCCTGATATTTTGGGCTCTGGCCGTGGCGACATGCGATATCTCCAATGCTGATTCACGTTTTGTTGGTGTTTACGGCGACGACGTCGTGATACCGAACCGTTGTGCGGGCCTCTTCATGGACGTGCTAGAAGAGTGTGGTTTTAAACCTAACAGAGATAAGACATTCTGGGAGGACCGACCGCACGCTCTACAAAAACGGTTCCGCGAAAGTTGTGGAAAACACTTCTACCGCGGAGAAGACGTTACACCTGTATACATCCGTTCACAGCCAAAGACGTTGTTGGACTACTTTCTCCTTGTGAATAACTTGGTCAGGTGGTTGCGACGTCTTGAAGCTATATCCGACGCACCATGCCTTAAACAAGCGTGGAAGGTTGTGGATGAATTGCGAGCAATGGCTCCGCAAGAATGGGTGAAACCTCGGATCCCCGATGGCTTTGGGGATGGTGCCTTCATCGGCACATTCGACGAGTGCACTCCGGAAACCTACAAAAGTCGCAAGACTCAGTGGGTGGAAGGGTATCGCGTTGAAGTTCTTACCGAACGCAGTGATAAAGCGGTCGGTCGTTCTGCGTGTGGTTTTCCTTTGGTTTGGCGAAAGTTGAGCAAGAGGAAGGGTTCACCACCAGTGATGGTGATGAAACCTATTGAGTGTGGAAAACTCAAGAAGCACGTGGCTACGGTTACGGCTGTCGGCTTCGCTCTGGCCTCTCTCGAGAGGTTGGAAAAACGAAGTTTGCTTCCGTACGAGTTCAAGCGAGTCTATCAACCTGTATATGGAACCCGAAGGGGTACCCAGACCGAACCACCTAAGAGGTGGTTGGGGCTTCGAGAGCTTGCGCTCTCGTTCGCAGGTGCAGAACTTGCTACCGAGGGAATGTCGATTGATTTGCCATCGACAGTCCAGGTGATCACCACGATTATGA